ACCGCCTTTCTTCATCATTACTTGTACCTTTTTACTTGGCGACGAAAGTTTTTTGTTTCGGGGTCCTTTAGACACCGCGCCACCTCCTTTGGTGGCTGCTCCCATTCCACGTCCTGCCATATCAATTACCTCACTTATATTTTTTCATCACTGAGGATCACCGCCCTCAAAAAACACAGTCACGCTTGAAACATGGGCATCAGCTACATCAATGTAGATGCCTGTCTCAAAGAGCACCCCTGCATCAGGGATAAAAAGTTGTTGCCCACCTGCTGCAGCGGGCGTTGTAATACTTACCAGCTCTGTGCCGCCGGAGGTTGTGCCGTCTTTAAGGGCAAACGAAGAGCCTGTCGCTGAATTAGTGAAATAGATCGCGTATACACGACAGCGACCTACAACTGCCGAAGCATCCGTGGTCTTGGTGACTGCCTTGATATTACTAGCGCTCACGAGCTGCCCTCCTTAATCTCACCTCGTAAAACCATCGCCTTACGCTCTGCACTCCCTACAGGAGGCAAAGAAGAAGCTGCTTTCTTACGAGTCGTTTGTTTAGGAGCTGCCCTTTTAGGGGCTGCTTTTTTCTTAACTGCTTTTTTCTTAGCAGTAGCCATAAAGCCCCCTATTATCTAGTTTCAGCAGCAATAATATAATCCAGAGTAGTAACACGAGTACCTGTTGCATTACCGGAAAGGCTCATAGCAGCAACAGTCATGTTTTCGTCATCGTTGATATTAGTGCTGTGTGTAGCCACCAGTGAGCCATCTATATAAAACTTCACCGAGCCCGTGCTATTCACTGAAAAACCAAGGCGAATATAAGTGGCATCGACTAAATCAATCCCTGAATCAGTAGACGTTTCCGTACCATCTTTTTCAGTTTTACACAGAATGGAAGCGTCACCATCGTCTACCTGAAAAACAATACGATCCGCTGCCGTCAGCATAGCTTCAGGATTAGTAGCAAAGTTCACAGTTAGTCCTGCACAAATATCCGTCTGATCAGCATCAGTGCATTTAAGGCGTGTTTCAAAATAGATGTTTTTGTTGGCTGCTACTGCAAAAACCTCGTTCCCTTGAATAGACGCACCATCATTATCAGTGGTAGCAGTAGAAGTTAGGGCTAATTCACCACCAACAGCATCTGCTACAAGGGCCACAGCAGCGCCTGAATCTTTAACTACCGTCCAATCATTAGTGGAATTCAAAGCAATCCCAACAAAATCATCAGATATTTCAAAGAAATCAGGGTTAATAGAAATGGGCATTTCACGCAAAGCTCGATAGCCTGCGCCATACCCGTTATACAACACGGGGGTATTGTGATGAGTAGCCATATGGTTCTCCTGTCGTGGCTAAAGTCTGCCGCTTCCTAGTGGAACGCAGTCAGGATGAGTGGGTAGTATAACAGCAATAAAAAAGGGGGCAACAAGTGCCCCCTTTTTACTCAACTACTTTTTACGGAGTACCCGGCGAACCGAAAATGCCGCGAGGGTCACTAAAGCCAAAGCTATAACGCTCACGGGCCTTATAACGCACATTGCCGGTTTCAAAGTCTCCTTCAAAACCTGTGCTCATAGACACACGGTTAAACATTTTCATGCCGTCTGGGGCATCTGTCATAATGAAAAACGCATCGACGTCAGTCAGATAGTGATTAACTGAATAGCCTTGTGGGATCATACCCATGTTTTTTATCGCGTTGATGTCATTATCCGCAGTACCAACTCGAAGAGTTGACTTCAGTATACGATCCGCCGTGAACTGAAGTTCTTTAGGGATAATTAGTCGGGTTCCCTGAACTGCAATCTTTAGCCCACGCTCATCGGTGAAGGCAGCAATGTCAATTAATGCCTGCTCCAAAGAAGCCTCGGACAAATCCGCAGAAGTGGCAAGCTCGTTTGCTAAATTAGCGCCGCCCAAAGTCGGGTGAGCTGTAGAACAAAGAGCGACGCCGTCTCCACCAAGAGAGGTGGTAAATGCGTTGTTCAGGATGTTAGCAGCTTTAATCTGCTTGGTCGTGGCCATTGAGCGGGCCAGAGCCTTGGTATAGCGAGAAGAAAGGCGATCATAGAGATTATCCTCAATGGCCTCCTCAGTCAGGCTAAACGCCAAAGCGATAGTTTCATGGGAGTAGCGAGCGGTATACACTTCTTGTGCTTGGTCATAAGCGACCCCTGCACCTTCAGATTTTACCGGCGCCTCACCGAAACCAGAGAGCATCACTTCCTCTTCAAACGCTCGGTCTGAAGATTCAGTAGTATAGATGTCTGAATGCTCTTCTTTGTAGGTTTTATATTCCAGTCCAAAAAGAGCATTTAGACCGGGTTCCAGCTCTTTCACGAGTTGCGAACGTGATATTGCCATGTCTAATTACTCCTATTGGCCAGCAACCCCTGCACTTCCGTACAGGTGTTCGTTAATTTTAACTACTACTACGGCGAATTCCCCAATAGCATTATTCGGGACATCCCATAAACCTACAATCTTCAGGTTTAACGCAGCGGTGGTAGCGATTGTGGAGGTAGAAAGCTCGTTAGCAGACACACCAGTAGTGGTGCTTCCTGTTCCGACAACGATGTCAGCATTTTTACCGTAATTGGCGGCAACAGAAGTGCCGTCATTTTGGATCAAAAACAATTGGTTAGGATCATCCATCACGTCGGCAGTGATTTTGCCTTGTGTGATGTTTACCGAACCGGGGTAATAGTTCTTCCACGTAGGCTTTCCGGTGGTTGGATCAGCATAATTACAACCATTGAACACGCCTACCGCCGCAGTATGCGACGATGGATCGAACTGAAGAATATAACCATCTTTAAGGGTCACTAAATCTCCCTGATAGATGGCACCGGCCTGATTATCCGCAATTTCATACCCATACTGCTTCTGTGAACCAGACGCAGACAGGTTTCCAAGCGGACGCAGCCCGAAAGCTTTATCGACATTAGCCATGATGCTTGTCCTTCTTCAATAACAGGTTATTCGGACGACCTCGGTCCTCCGAGACTTACACGGGACTGCCTTTCAGGAGCATCGATTTTCATGGACGAATGTGCGTTCGACTTCATGAGATCGTTGTCCGCAGCCCGCATTTGATCATGGGTCCGACTTGAATAATACTCTCTGCGCTCGTTTGCTGTCTCTTCAGGGATTCTGGCTAGTAGTAAATCTCCGACCGAAATGACGCCTTTATTATGGCTTCCGTCTGAGATAACACTGTCAAATTCAGGATACTCCTCTGCACGCACTAGCTCGTACCCCTCGCGGAGTTTGCTTGTCACGTTTATACGGTCTTCCTGTCCTGCCGTTTCGGCCCTGATCCAACGGTGCTTATAGCCCGGAGGAGCTTCTGGCGCTTCTAAACGAGAAGGAGGTGCCCAGTGTTTGCGACGCGCAGTTTTTTCGCGAGTTTCGTCCTCACGATCGCTGCGAGAAAGTTTTGGTACAGTTTTGTCGCTGTCACTCATGGCTTACCTCTTCACATGTTTAGCGTATTCTTCAAGTGGAACCCCCAGCCTTTTAGCGATTGCAACCTCGCTGGGTTTCAACTTTATAGTACGGCGTGCTGAATTGTTGATTCCCGACGATCGGGTTGCAGGCGCCACCGTTTGCACGGGCCGGTTGGTCCTGTTATCTGGCGCAGAATCTGCAGCGTTGTCGCCATTGTACTGCTTTGGAAACAAATTTTTCATTCTGCGATCTATCTCATCATAATACTCATCAGCCGAAGGGTCAAACCCTTCGTTCTTAATTAATTCGACATGAATGCCCCGTACCGTATTTGTCATAACGATATCTTCACCAAACCACGGATTTTTCTTGGCCCACTCCTCCGCTTTAGGGTCAGGAGGCCTTGATGCGGATGGAGCGTTTAATGCTTCAGGGGGAGGCTGGACAGGCGCTGCCGTTTGTTGTTGAGGCGTCTGTAGTTCCTGTTTTAATTGCTGCTGCTCCCACACAGTAGTTGTAAGCCTTTGTTGTGCTTCAGTTTCTGTGTCAATGTCCCCTTCTTCTCTGGCGCGCTTAATCACGTTTTTAAGCGCTACAATCTGAGTTTCAATACGCCCGCTGGTTTCCCCCACTCGCTCTTTTGCAGTTTGTTGGTTTTGTTGTTGCAGCTCTTCATTTCGGGACTTAATGCTTTTCGCATATTCAAGAGCCGATTGTTCACGGCGCTCTGTTTCACGCAATCTCGCCGTAAGCTTGTCAATTCTTTTTTTAACCTTTTCACTATAGTTGTCTAGGTCATCTGAATCAGGAGCTGACCTTTCTTCCTCGACTACAGGTTTTTCTTCCTCTGCAACCTTGGCATCAGTGCCGTCTTCATTCATTTCAACGGTTGTTTCTTCTTCGTTTTCACCCACATCGATCTGGAGTTCTTCGTTTTTCATTGGTTCGCCCATTAATTTTCTCCTACGTGATGTGCAAGATGCTTTCAGGATCACTTACCGTGCCTAAAATTTCATCATCGTTTAAAAGCCTTATTTCTCCACCATCTATCTGAATACGTGACCCAGCGTAACGACCAAAAATCACCCAGTCGCCCTCCTTGCACCATGGGCCATGAGGAAACTTAGAGGCATCGGCATACGCCAAAGGACCCATTTTTAATACACAACCCACATTAGTAGCTAATTGGTTCCTTTCCTGAGTTTCCTTAGCAAGCACAATACCGCCTTTTGTTGTTGTGGCACCACGATAAGGCAGCAATGTAATCCGCCATCCGGTTGGCTGCGGCACAAGATCAAGCACGCTTTCTGGAATACCTTCCTCGTTTATTTTGCCCCCTTCGCCATAGGCATCTTCCAAAGAAGGAGATGAGCCTTGCCATTTTTTCTCTAGCGCCGTTAGTTTAGAACTCATTTCTTGAATCCCTTCAGGGTCTTAGCAAGGTTGGCTCGTTTTCTGGTAGTAGGGTTCTTAGACTTGGATAGCTTCGTCAGCTCCTTACCGCTGATCTTCTGGCCCTTCTTAACCCCCGCCGCTCTACGCAAGCTGCCCGGCTTCTTGATCGCCTTCTGAATCCAGTTCTTTTTACCTCTTGCCATTTCTCCTCCGGTTAATCTTCAGTGTATTTCTTCAGTTCATCCCTAATTATGTCTTCCACAAGATGAATACCGTCCAGACGGCCCATAAGAAACCGATACCGCTCCATATCTTTGACGGAACCGTTCAGCACAATCTGTTGTGAATCTGTTTCTAGCTTTCTAGTTTCTCTTAGAACGCGTTCAGCGAAATCAAGCATGGCGTTTTTCCATGTATAAGCAGACAGTTTTAACGCCACTGTCTGGAAGGCGTCTTATCTTCTCTTTGACTTCCCTGCTTTATCCAAAGCAATTGCCACCGCCTGTTTTCTGGCTGCTTTTGCATTTGCAGGTCTACTTGTACCTATTTTACCTCTTTTTTTGTAGGTTTTGACCAATTCTTTTACATTTTTATTGACGGTTCTTTTACTTTTGCCTTTTTTAAGCGGCATTAGGTCCCCCTCCTCCTTCTTTTGGCGCATAGATACGCTCACGGGCAACCGCAGACCTTTCTGCAGCAATTTTTTCTTGGGACTGAATACGCTCGTCGTTAGCCTGTGCGTTTTCCTGTATTCGCATCTGCTCGTTCTGCAGCCCCTGTTCTTTAAGCGCAATGTCTGCCTGATCTTTCGCAGCCCGTTGCTGGAGGTCCTGTGCCTTCAATGCCACAATGGGGTCTTCCGCTCCTTCTTCGCCCACCCCTGACAATTCGCTCTGTAACTGCTTCATTTCCATCATATATTCAGAGATTTTCAACGAAACCAAAGCCTCACGCTGCATCTCTGACACCATTCGATCAGGATCATTGCCGTATTCCTTAAATAATTCAGCTTCCGCATCTTCCTCTGCTTTGAGCCTTATGTGGTCCAGAACGTGCTTTTGCAGCTCTGCAACAGCCATTGGATTCGCCTGCAGCAACGGAGAAAGGCCCATAATCAGATGTGACGCTATATGCGCGTCATGCTGTTGTCCTGCAAACGCCTTCAACTGCTTGCCGTCAATGACCTCCATATTCTCGCTGGCAGGGTCCATAGGCCTTTGGTTTGTCTGCACTTTCAAGATGCCATCAATATCCCGCACGTTCATGGCCTGATACACCCGGTAATAAGCTTCATAGATGTTGTGCATTTGGGGCGCACTTTGCGCTAACTCAAGCTGCGTCTGCGCTAAAGTAATGCGCTGGGCAGCCGAAAAGATATTTGGATCGGCCACCGGCAATACCGCGACCATGTTGTCAAAATCGTGTCGTTTGACACAACGACACGCCCCCGGCACGTCATAAGGGTATTCATCCGGCAGATAGTCGCCAAAACCCCTGAACAACATTTCAAATTCTTGCGTTTGAGCGTAATACAGACGCTTGTGAATAGACGACATGACCATCGAACCGCGCTCAAGCAGTGCAATTGTAGTGCCAACAGCCGCTTGTTGGTTGCCGTCTCCCACCTGCATGTCTGCAGTGCTTGCAAGCCGCTGGCCTGCCTCTACGGTAAAGCCTAAAAGCGCAAAAAGCGTCTGACTTGGCTCTTTNTANGGCAATGGCAGCAAAGAACTGCTTAATTCAGCGCCCCCGGCGTCCATATCCCGCCATTCNCCCGGCTGAATCGGGTTATCATCCGCTGCAATGCGTGCCCCTTTCGCCTTAAAGCCTGCAGGAAGGTTGGATAACGTGCCTGCGTCAATAAGTTGACGTAAAGCAGCCGTCGCCGTCTTGGAAAGGCCCCCAATCAGGTGTACAAAGCCCAGACCATAGGCTCCCGGCCCTTCTACAAGCACATAATGCACAAAATATTCGAGCCGACGCTTTAATTCATCGTCTTCCTCCCAATTTCTGCATATTTTAACCACTTGGCCGCTGTTCTCATCCAAAGTGACCACATAGGGCAGCTTGATTCCAGTCGGATTGCCCTTTTCGTCCGTGTCTTCATAGTCAGGAACGTCCAGATCGACCTGAAATTCCAATAAAAACAGCTCTTCAGGCTCGCCAGTGGCTTCAATGCCAACTAGACGGTCCACTGCAGCGCCAATTTTGTCGGAATCTGGCCCATAGCCCTCTGGATCAAGGGATATATCGCGGTATTCCCCTGCAAAAACACGTTTCTTAAACTCATTTGAGTCCATTGTGATGCGGTGAGTGATGCGTCGGCACTCACTCATGACGCTTGAGCCGTTATAGGGGATGTATAAATCGTCGGGAAGGACCAGACGGCTCACCATCCGGCCTAAATAGTGATCGTAGTAGACCTTTTTGAAGGTAGAACCGCCATACCCGGTATAAAAAAGCAGCTGATCAAACTCCGGCGTGTATTCCTTCATTACCGTAGTTATCTGGTAATTCATGAAATCCTGCACACGGGACGCCTGTTGTACCTTATCCAGCGTTTCCTTGCCCATGGTCTGGGTCCGAACCGGACCGCCGGCAGGCATAAGCTCCTTGAATGCCTGCGCTTGGAACTGGACAATGGCTTCTGTCAGCATTGGGTGGACTGCGCCCGTTGCTCCACGAAAAGGACGGGTTCGTTCTTCAATTTTAAGGCCTAACAGATCAAGGCCCGTGGCGTACATCTGCTCCCAGTCGCCCCGAGAGCTTTTATCGGCTTCATAAAACGCCAACAAATCTATTGAAATATGGGCAAGATCAGTGTCTTCCATGTCTTCGGCAAGATTGACATAGAATTCAGACTCGTGTCTTGGCGGGGCTGCCTCTTCTATTTCCTCGCCTTCAAGAACTACTTCGATTTCCGGCAATTCCTCTGTCTCTTCGATAACAGTGACGTTGGGGGCAAGGTTTACAACTTTATCTACAGGCATAGTCTTGTCCTAAATAAGGCGTTTTGCTATAAAAGACAAATTATAGTAAAATGGCTCTGTAAGA